TCACCGGTAACCGGATCCGGACCGGCGAAGATTGCCGGAGCACCATCCCATTTCTGGGTAACGGTCTTGCCTTTGTCCTCGTTGCCAAGCAACATCTTGTAAAGATCTTCCAAAGCGGTGATGGCGTGATCGGTACCCCTGACTCCGGTATAGAGAAGGGCGTTCTCGATATGCATCATGTGCGTATTTTTTTCTTCGGTGATGTATTGACTAAATGTGTTCATGTCAACCAAGCGGATCTATAGGCTCTTGGAAATATGCCTATTCTAAAGTTTGAGTTGAATAGGCCTTTAGGGCCTTTGTTATTTCTTCCTGTGGCGTATCTCGCACCGAAAACGGGTTGGTATTCTTTTTTGAAATTGAAATCTCCATTCTTATGTGAATGCGTATATTTCAAAGATGTGCCGCTGATTGACACCTCACCTTGAGCAATAAAATGGCAGTTGTTTATACCGTAAGCGCCACCGTAACCCATACCCCAAACAGACATACCTATAATTTTTTTATCTTTGATGATTTGATACACGTCCTTTTTCACACCATTTTCAGTCATATTCGAAAGCATCTTGTAAAATTCGTAGGTTTCTTCGTGATTGAAAATGTATGGAGAACTTTTCTCGGATAAACCAGAATAGTTTTGAAAACCTTTAGCCGAATTGCCCATTTTGTAAGACATGTAGCAATCGGGGTATAGCGTATTATCCTTTCGGCAAACAAAGACTACATCGGCCTTTGGTTCTCCATTGGTGACAGGAATGCACCCTATAACATTTTTGAAAGTATAACCTTCAATAGAAAGTGTAATTCCTCCCATTGTTTTGGAAGACTTTTCAATGGCTTCATTTAGATCTGAAACGCATTTTACGTCAGAAGCTTCTTTGATGTTACCTACTAACTTACCTTGAGCAAATTGAGGAGAAACTTCATAGAAAGAGGTAAGATTGAAACTTGAAAGATCGATCTTTTCTAAGATACCATAATATGCGCCACTGCCTTGCTTTGGAGCATTCTTTTGTGGTTTTACAAGTATCTTGAAGCCTTCAGGGGTGCTTACATCAAATGGCCGTGTTTTATCATCGGCTCTTGCATTTTTGATGGTGGACAAAACTAATTGGGTTACCCTTTTGCGTTCATCTACACTATTTTTTGTAATATCTACTCTTGCTGACTTTCCACTCAATGGATATACAGATACACCCTTTATTTTTTGAGTAAGAAGCTTTACAATTTGGTCTATTGTCATTGAAGCCTCTGTGAGGTCTATGTATTGTTTTAGTCGAATCATAACTGATTCTACTATTTATCAATTTTGACTAGCCACTTGTAATAAAGCTCATTCTCTTTGGCAAAGCATTCGTCTTCCCAAGGGATATCATCGTAAGCCCTGTCATACTCGTAGGGCTTACCAAACCATAGAAGCTTCTGCTGCTCTTCCAACATCTTGAGCTCACCCTTTTCATACTGTTTGATATGGATGAACTCATGGGCAAGCGAGATGATGCACGTGCCGAGAGGTTGTTCCTTATTGATGTAGATCTCGTATTGGTGACGACCAACCTTTTCAACAAACCCAGTATAGCCTTCAAGCTTGGATTCGCGATCGATCTCGACTATAATGTCTACTTCGAGCTTCTTATGCTTTGGTAACAACTCGGTGCAGAAGAAGTAAGCCGCATCGAGCAGGCAATCCTCGAGGTATTCGTCTACGTCGTTACCCTCTATGGATATGCTGATCATACTTCTAATTATACGAAGTATGCATCTCGGTGAAGTTGTTCTTCTTCTTGAACAGAAGCTTGTTAGCAAACTTGCCATCGAGCACGTCGGACTTGTGGCTGATGATGAACGTGTTCGTATTGGCGTCCATTGTATATAGAACCTTGAGCAGGTTTTCCACACCGTCACTATCAAGGGATGAGTCAAACGTTTCATCCAGTATGAGCAGGTTCGTGTTCGTGCTGTTCTTGAGCTTGGCGATCTGGCGCCAGGTGAACATGAGGGCCAGGTCGATACGGGACTTCTCACCCTCGCTGAATGATGAATACGAGAAGTCGTCGCGGTGACGTGAGCGGATCTTTTCCTCGAAGTTCTCGTCGATGGTGAAGGATACGAAGAAGTCGAAGATCTGCAGGTACTCGTTGATGAGCTTGTTCATGATCGGCAGGTATTGCCGAATGATCTTGGTCTTGATGCCCGTGTCTTTGAGAAGATCCTCGATGATGCCGTAGTAGGATGACGTCTCGACAAAATCAATCTTCTCATCCTGCTTCTTGGTGGATTTCTCGATGATCTCGGTGAGCATGCTCTTGGACTGCATCAGGCCATCCTCATCAATCTGCTCGTTCAGGGAGTTCATCAACCGCATCTTCTCATTCTTCTTAGATTCGATCAGGCGGTTGTTGGATTCTATGGAGGAGAATATCGAGTTTCTCTTGGACTGAACGGCCGACAATTCTTCATAGGCCTTCTCGGCTTTCTCAATCTCGCCCTTGAGCTTTTCATAACCTTCTTCGAACTGCTTGAGTTTGGCCCCAAGCCGTTCGATCATCTGCGCCTTGGTGTCGGGTGATATCGGTTGGCTGCAAGTCGAGCACGAGTCGTTGTCATGAAAGAACCCGATATCCTTACGGATCTTCGAGACCTTGCCCTTGATGTTGCCCTCGTATTCATACAGGGTTTTCTTCTGGTTCAATGCCGGAGTGAAGTCGACCTTTTGAATAGAAGAGTACTCATTCATGAGTTCCGAGTTGGAAGATTGAATGGATACGATCTCGGACTCGATGGCGTTCAGGTCTGCCTGGATGCGCGCCTTGTTCTCGTTGGATATGGACTCGAGCTGCCTGATGTGATTTTTCTGAAGTTGGATTTGACCCTTGAGCGATTCGAGTTCCTGCTCGATCGAGCTTACCGTATCCCGAACCTTGGCCTTCTTCTCCTTCAAGAGCATGTTCATCTTGGAGAATATGCTGATGTCAAGAAGATCCTCGATGACTTCCCTTCGATGACAGGCCGGAAGTTGCATGAAAGGAACGAAGGAGGATGAACCCAGAACCACGATCTGGTGAAAAGACTTGTGGTTGAGCTTGAGGATGTTGCTTTCCAGAATCTTCTGGTAGTCTCTGGACTTGCTATCCTGGTTGATCATCTTCTTGTTTTTCCAGATCTCGAAGATTCCAGGCAGCATGCCGCGGACTACCCGATACTCGTCATGCCCTATGGAAAACTCAAGTTCAACCAATGTGTTCTTGCCATTGATAGAGTTCACCAGTTGGGGCTTGTTGACATTCCGATGGGGTTTCCCAAATAGTACAAAGGACAGGGCATCCAGAAGGATAGATTTGCCTTCTCCGTTGGCTCCGACAATAAGGGTTGTCTTGTTCTTCACCAGGTCGATGGTGATTGGGTTGTTACCTACGCTCAGAAAGTTCTTGTAGGATATCTTCTTGAATACTATCATGTCTTATTCCAGATCAAGGGCCATAGCTTCGGTATGAAGCTGGTGCAGTATCTTCTTGATTCTATCTTTATTCAGGTTGGTTTCCAATACCTTATCCACATAGTTGTCGATGAGGGTGGCCGTATCCTCGATCGTTTCGGTAGAATCCGAAGATGTGGCCACGGTCTCATAGTTTTCAACGATGCTCAGGTCGTATGGGTCAAACGACTTGATACGCTCGATGAACAGATCAAATAGGTGAAAGTCCTTCTTGTTTTGTACGATGATTCTAACATATTTGTTTCGAATTGTACATTCCGAATGTAGGTTTGGATCAATTAGATCTGCAACGGTCGTTGCATTCGAGTCATCATAGTAGAACTTATTGTAGATGCGCGTCGGATTCTCTACAGGAGTGAGCTCTCGTGTGGAGGTATCCAGAATGTGGAAGTACTTGAGATCATCCACGTCGCTCCAGTTAAATTGGTACTGGGCTCCAAGATACGTGACGTTTCCACCAGTACTCTTGGAATGGTAATGCCCAGATAGAACCATATCATACTTGGCAAAGATATCCCGACTATGCCCTTCAGACTTTACGTTGGAGTTGCCGATGTATTTGAATCCTGCCAGCTCGAAGTGACCGACGATCACCGAGGCGTTTGCCGACGCGATGAAGTCCAAGCATTTCTGCTTGTTGTCCGCGGCCATCCACGGCACGAGCGCCACGGGAAAGTCGTCGTACTTGAGAATCACCGGATCCATGTGGACCCGAATGCAATCCTCATAGTGCTGCAGAACCTCGACAAGGGTGCAAAGGTTGTTGGTATTCTTGTATGATGTGTCGTGGTTGCCGGGCAAGATATCCATCGTCATGCCGCGGGTACGAAGCTTCTCAAAGAACGAGGTTCGGGTGAAGTTCAAAGCCCGAATGGTGATGTGCTTGCGATTATCGAACAGGTCGCCGAGATGCAGTATGTTCTTGATCCCATGCTTCTCGCAATATGGGAAAAGGGTATTGTCGATGAAGTCTTGTTGGTAATCCAAAAAATGCTGAAGGCTATTCTTGCACCCGAAATGGGTGTCATTTATTATGGCGATACGCATATCAATATTCTTCGTACCGAGACCGCATGCGCTCGATCATCGAGCTGTTGTTGACGTCGTTTCCGTCATCGGTCATGAAAGACGCGATGTTGGACTGGGCGATGTATCGATCCTTGATCTCCTGCTGCTTCTTCTCTTTTGCTATGCGGCGAAGAAATGCAAACCAAATGATCTGTGTAAAGTATCCAAACGGGTTAGGTCGACCGGATCTGGTGCTCGCGTTGATATCGTAGTTGTGGATTGCCTTGATGCAATTCTCAACTCCATCCATGACCATCTCTTCACGATACGAGTATGAATAGAAGCTAGGTTTGTGCGATAACCCTTCGGCAATACGCAGAAAGCATTCACCGATGTAGTGAGGGATCGTAGGATGGTCTAGCTTCTTCTTCTTAGCTTTATTGACCAGCTCGATGTACTCGACTACCGCAGCCGTGAATTCTTTATTGTTAACGTAATGCTCTTCGTTCTTGGGCGTTTTCATAATAACTTCTTTCCATTATATGCTTCATGCCCTTATTATACACTATCTGCGTGGAAAGTAAACCAACTTTTTTCAAGTTAGCTTCTAGAAAACTTTTTGCACAAAAGTATGTACAATCCAGAAAATAATGATACAATCGATCAAAACCTCTCGCTGATATGATCAGAACCAGCTAGTTCAAACCATTGCGATTCTTCCGATACCTCGGAGGTAAATCTAGATTGTCAAGGCCAGGTTTATTACCTTGATTGATATCAGTTATATTCAGGTGTTTCTTCAATGATTCAACATACGTATCACGCGCCGATTCACCAGCAGGACACACAGCCATGATGTCCATTGAACTGATGCTCGTTACCTGATCATCGCAACCAAACAACCAAGGGAACATGCTCACGCTTACGGTATCCTCGTTTGGCAAGGATCGAATCAACTCCATCGGATTGGTGAGTTTGAACATCTCACCGTTATCGTCTTCAGCTATGCACTCGCTTACCAGTGTGGAACCATTTACCAATTTTACGACGTAGATATCGTGTTGAGGTTGGTTGTGGTAAAGGTCTCTCATCTTGAAGTTATTTATACACTGATGTTATGCAGTGCATACTCGAACTTCTCTTTGATGTAGATCTTCATTCTCTCGATACCGTGCTTCAGGGCAAAGTTCTTTTTCTTCTTTCCATCGCTGAAGTCGTCGACGATATCGTATATCTTCAGGTGAGAATCATTACCATGCTTGCGCAAGCCGCGGCCGATAGACTGCAATACGCGTATCTGTGATTTGGTTGGAGATGAGAATATGATGTTGTGCAGGTTACGGATGTTGATGCCGGTCGAGAATGTACCTACGCTTGCTACCAGAATTGCGTTCGGCTCTTCTTCCATGATATGGCGCACCTTTTCACGATAGTCGGTCTCGATCTCGCCAGATATGTAGAGGATCTTTCTGTTCGGATCCTCGTTCATCTTCTTCAGCATCTCAAACAAAGGTTTGCCATGGTTCTCGACGTAGTTGAAGAGCAATAGGGTATTCTTCTTCTGAACCAGCGCCAGCTTGCAGATGAGCTTGTTTCTCTTCTCGATCTGCGTAAGGTATGCGATCTCCTGCGGGTAGCGCGTAACAATCGTATTGAACTCTTTGCATGTATCGGCATTGTAGTTGAGCTTGATGATCTCGATGCTTGCCTTCGAGAGCGTGTCATCGTCCATGAGCTGCTTGGTGGTAGTGGCTCGATATACAGGCCCGAAGAGTCCAGTAAGAACCAGCTCATTGATCTGCATGCCGTCGAGGGTTCCGGTTGTGCCGACCCGAACATGCGCGTTGGTGCAGGAGTTCATGATCTTGTTAAGGGACTTGGCCTTGAAGGTATGCGCTTCGTCGCCGATCACGGCCGTAAAATCTTGAAACCATGCAGGAGGAAGGTTGAATATGGACTGCCATGTGGTGATGACGATCCTCTTCTTGCCATAATTCTTATCATGACCGGAATAGATTCGATGTACCGTCTTATCGCTCACCTCAAAAGAATTGTCGGTGGACGAGTAGTCCTGAAAGTCTGAATACATCTGCTCGACCAAAGCCGTAGTCGGCACAACCACCAGGAAACGATCTTTGTCAAAATGCCGAAGCAGCAGGTAGATCATCAATGACTTACCGGAGCCGGTTGGTGAGACGAGAATGCATCTCTTCTTGGTTATGACATGGTTTACGGCCTGAAGCTGGTAATCCCGTATCTCTATCTTCTGGCCGCGGGTGGTGATCGGTATGTCCAGATTGTACGAGTCGTTGCTGTCTTTGAAAGGCAGAGATGAATCATCAACCTCTATGCTATAGTTCCGGGCTTCGCAAAACTTCAAGAGTTCGGCATGCAATCCAGCCGGAAAGCTTTTGGTACGGGCATCGTAGAGGTAAAGCTTACCATCCCATACCCCGTACTTGTACTGAGGCATGAACTTGTAGTTCGGTACGAAAAAGGAAAAGGCATCGCGAAGTTCGGCTTCAATGGAATGAGAAGCCTGAATCTTGATGCTTACGTGATTGGCCTTACATAAACGAATAGTGTCATCATTCATGGACACCATTATTTATATTAGATGCCGGAGGTAAACTTTCGCCAGTCGATGCAATTCTTTATTGCGCTATGGCGCCACTTGAGGTTATTCAGTATTTCCTCAATGGCGTCGGCAACGATCTTCAGATATTCAATTTTGATTATGATCTTTTGAATATCCTTATCGGAATCGATGTAGCTGTCCAACTCGGATCTCATCGGCTTGTTTGTGCCGTTGAAGGGATCGTATTTCCACTGGCGGGAATCCATCTCTTCTTTGGTCATCTTACCCGTAAAGTAACGCCATTTCTCCTGCTTCAGTTCGGCAAGTTCAAGCTCTCTCCTTTTCAAGGTGAGCCTGGCCGTATTGAAGAGCTGTAGGTATTTGGCGTGAAGTTTAGAGGTATCGATAGAAGCCCTGTCGAGCTCGTTCTCGTTGATGCAGGAATCCTGCTCCCACATCTTATGGATAGTATCCAATTCAATCATAGGCTACATTATATCAGGGCGTGAGGCCCTTGTAAACACTAAATTACGTTACGACAAACTTGAATGAGGTATATGCAAAATCGACGGTACAGGTGAGATACTGGATATCGGTATTCTGGGTGTTGAATTCAAACGAGGAAAGACCGGTCGGCGCGGCACCCATATATTGAACTATGATGTTTGGGTTGCTCTGATTGGTGAGTATGCTGAGCGTCAGGTCCCGATAGACTATGGATTCTTTGCTATTCTTGTAGAGCCAATTATAGATCTCTAGGTAGTTCTTCATGTCCTCATCGAGGATAAACGAGACGGACAGAGGATCGTAGCGTAAGGAATCGCCGGCCAATGGCGCATACATGTTTGTGTACTTCGTTTCGGCTGCCGGCAATGCAATTGCTGGGAATGTTACGCTTGTACAAAAATACTCAAGGTATTTGAACTCCTGCGCGTTGATACCAAGCTTGAACCCCAAAGGGGAAAGCATGCTTACGTTCGTAAGGTCTGGTACGCAGGCGGCCATTCTAATAATCCATTGAATCTTCTACCATGATGATGGTATCTTTATACCGCTCAATCAAAGTTCTCAGCGTTGACTTGAGCTCATCCACTTCTTTGCCAAAACCCTGATCGGTTGCAACGTCATCCATCCAATTCCAATCATTATCCTTATCGATCTTGATCAGTGTGAGGAGGTGCTCTTTCATGTTCTTGAGCGTGGCCTCAAGATCTTTCCCCCGAGGATACATTCTGTCACC